CTATCGGTAATTTGACGGCTAACCATTGTGTATTCGCCAGCGTCAATCTCGCCAAGTCCGATATCGCCAGCATCAGACCAAATCTCAGTAGCAGGTTCATAGGTTGCCCAAGTTTCAGCTGGTGGCAGTTCATTCCAACTGGAAAGCAATAGGTCATCTAGCAAGTCGGTAATCTGAGCGCCGTCTAAACCTTGAGCTAAATTGCCGTCAAATATTGCTCTTTGAGTTTTGGCTAATGCGCCAATTGCGGTAATTCTTAAGCTAGTAATAACTGCACTTGATCCTGCGCTGCGGACAATTTGCCTTAAGTCTGAAACGCGACCGCCAAAAATAGCCACATATGCCCCAGTTGTATCTTTGACTTCAATGGTTACTGCTGTATTAACGCCAAAATCATAATTAGTTCCATCGGTGTTTATGACTTCCAACGAGCAATATCCTGCTGGAGTAGGTGAGTTTATATCCTGACGGCCAGAGGTAATAGTTAGGTTGCTTAAAGTTACTGAAGTTAATTCATCGCCATTGACTAAAATCTTCCAATCGGGAGTCCAAAGGGTCATAGGATTTGGGCTGAGGTTCTTAAATCGCCAGCGCCAGTAGTTCCGCGATTAGTAGAATTGTTTAGCGCCAAGATAACTGCTCTAGTAAATCCTTCTTCATCAATAGCGCTTGGGGCATTAACATTAACGATAACATTGCCGCGCTCTTCGCCTCTTCTTGCAGCTGCTACATCAAAGCTAGAAGGGATGGCATTACCGCTTGGAACTATCGTTGATGGGGCAGTAACCAATGATGGTGACGATACGGAAGGACTAACGACATTAGGTTTTGCAGGTGTGACTGGAGTAATTGTTACTGATGGCGTAGTTGTGACCTTTGGAGTTATAACGACACCAGATGGCAAAGACGCGGCTGCAACTGTGTTTGACGATTTTGTTCCTGCATCAAAATCTACCTTAGGTATTGTTTTGATATCAGGCCCAGATTTAATTAGATTTAATCCGCGAATAACGGCATTTATACCAGTTATTGTTGCGTTAAAAATTGGCTCAAGAGCGTTTAACGCAACGGCTACTGCACTTACAATGCCAGAAGCAACTTTAGCGACAATTTTAATAGTATCTGCAAAATTACCAGCTAAGAATGGGACTAAAGTATCTTTGGCAAAATTGTATAATCCCCTAAAAGTGTCCTCATTTTCTTTGACCGATTTAATAACTGGATCGATAGCATTTTTCTTGAAGCGCTCAAAAGCTGGGATGGCAGTATCTGTTATGAAAGTCAGCAGCTTCTCAATGATAGGCAATAAAGCTGTTCCGACACTTTCCTTCGCTTCATCAAATGTGACTTTTAATCTTGCAATTCTGCCCTCAAAAGTATTAGCTTGAACTGTAGCTGCGCCACCAAAGGTATCGGCTAATTGTTTAACTGTTCCTTCTAATCCTAGGGTCTTTATTTCGGCAGCAGATAAACCAACGCCTAAACGAGTAAGAGCGCCAGTATTGCCTTCATAAGCTTTACCTAAAGCATTCGATACTGCCTCAACACTTTTACCAGTAGCAGCTGAAATATCTAAAGCTAGGTTCAATAAATCTTGAGACTCGGTTACTGATCCTGTAGCAGTTGCTAGGCGCTGAAGCGCTGGACGCAATTGGTCATCAGCAACGCCAGTAGCCAAAGAAGTTTTGAGAATCTGCTCCTCTACTGCTGCAATCTGAGCCTCGGTCGCACCAGTTACATTCTGTAAGGCATTTGCTAAGCGCTTTTGAGCAGCTTCATCTTCAATGGCTGCTTTAACGCCATCAACGGCTAGCTTGACTGCATAGGCTGCTGCTGCTGCCGCTGCTGCTGCGAAAGCGGCTGCTGCAACCTTGCCAAACTTTTCTAACTTACCGCCAAAACCTTCAACCTCTTTAGAGCCAGTATCGAGCTTCTTTTTTAAATCATCGACATCAGCAAGAATCGAGAGCTTGAGCGTTCTACTGCCAGCCATTACTTATCCCACTCTTTCAATATCTTGGAAAATGCTTCTTGCCATTTCTTAATCAATTCAGGCTGAATCTTACGAAGGGTTGGGTAGATAAAGTAGCCAGCGTTTCCGCGATTTTTGCTCGGTGTTCTTCTGGGGAACTGACGCAAGCGATTACTTCCAAATTCATAACCCGCCCAGAGTTTTTGTGTGCTACCGCCACCAGAAAAGCGCTGACTTGCAAAGCCGTAAGAGAACTCTCCGATTTTGGAACTGGCCGAGACTTTAACGCCAGTTGCAATTCTTCTAACTGCCTCTTGACCAAAGGTCCTTGTGAGCGCATAGGCTTTAATTTCATTTGCTGCGTAAGTAGCCAGCGCGCTAGATTCGCGTTTAGCTTGGCTAACGGCTTCATCATCCATCGCTTTAAATGCGGAAATGATTGAGCGGAGCTCGCGCTTGTCATAGCTGATTGGTAACTCATCTGCCACCGCTACGCTCCTTTAAAATATCTATTGCCGTTAGAACTTGGTCAATGTCCGTCCAGTAAGTCATTGGAATCCCAGTTGCTATCGCTATCTCGACTATTAGTCGGTTGATGCTTCCAGGCTCGTAACTTTTGGGCTTTCATCTCCAATCGTCATCTCATCGACTGTTAGCTCCCAAATCTCTTGAGACTTAGTTGGCTTCCCTGCTGCCTCGCGCTTATACGCGAAGTAAGCAAGGTCTAAGAAGTCCGCTTGCTGGTAAGCCGTTATATCCTTCATCGAATAAATCGACTTACCAGTTTTGCGTTCCCACTTAGCCCATTCTGGCAAGCCAGCTTGGTAAGTAGCTGATTCGCCTGAGCTGTATTTAATTGTGATTGAAATTTTCATAGCTCCCGATGCTCCGATCTCTTAGCTGAAGGTCTCTGTTGGTGTTCCAATTACTGTCATCGTCCAAGTGTCGGTGAGTGCTCCAGGAGCAGCTCCACCAGCAGTTGGAAAGATTGGCAATACTGTGAAAGCAAATACTGCGCCAGTTATTGCAGTAAATGAAACGTTGAGTGCTGTGTTTGGTGCAGCTTCTGCATCTGTCCACATTGCTTCAAATAAAGAGCTTGCAGCTCCCCAATCCTGTAGCAATTCAATTGTGAATGTCCATTGCTTATCTACGGACTTATAAGCGCGACCATCAAGAGTTTGATAGGTCTCGATAATTGTGTCGCAGCTTAGGACTGCACTAGTTGTCTGGGCGTCATAAGCAGCGCTATCGAGTGTGAATGTCACATCGCGCCCAGTTATTACTGTTGTTGGCATTTGGGTCTCCTATGCGGTTTGCTCGTAGCGGACGCTCAAGCGTATATCTGAAACTAGCAGGGTAGTAGTTCCTACTTCCGTTACCGAAGGTCTTTCGACTATTGATAACTCATACTTGGACGCATTTAATGCGCCAAGAATACTGATGACCATTTGCTCTAAGTTATCTAAAGCAGCGGCATTGCTGAAATACGCAACGCAAGCGGTGATGGTGTAATTCAATTTAACTCTAGTTGTGGCTTTTCCCAAGACTTCAAGCTCCATATAGGGCGAATCTGGGATGCAAATTATTGCTGGAACGATGGGCGCTTCTGGAACAGCATCGTAGATATTGGCAGCTACGCCAGCAAGCGCAGTCTTTATAGCGCCTCTAACATCTGTGGCAATTGTTGATGGCATTAACCAACCATCGTCTCTACATCAAGGTAAGGCCCTAGCAGCCCCGTTACTTTGGCAAGTAAATTCTTAGACAGGCGATAAGGTGTAACTGCAAAATCTACGCCTTCTATTGATCCACCTGCTGCTGTTCTTGCTTGGAATATTTCGACTGAGATAGCCAGAATTGCAGCTTCAGCATTGGCATTTCCGACATAGGTTGATAATCCAGAGAGCGCAGCGTTTCCTGCTGGGATGATATTTTTCTCCAATACATCTGCATTGGTGATTGCAACTGTGAATACATAATCTGAAATTTCGTCATCGGTTACTGTGTGTGTGCCATTAAATGGTGATCCGCAGCCAGTAATAATTACGGATTGGCCTTGTGTGAATTCTTGAATTGTTGCGGTTTCAAAGTAAGCGATATTATTTTCAAGCTTTACTTTGTTGATTTTGCTTTGAAAAGTGACCAGCATTGGAAGAACTAGGTTCTCTGAAGCATCGACAATATCGTTTAGATAAGCATCGTTATATAGGGATGACGAAACGCCAAGAATTGTCCTCAGCTCTGTGGCTGTAACTATCGTTGGCATTTCGTCATCCTTTCAAGCAGTTAGGTGAGCGGCCAGCTCGGGAGCGGACTGGCCGTCACTATTAGGGATTATCAGCTCTTGTTGAACCAGTTAGCACCTGCGGCAACCTTGGTTGCAAGTGCTCCATAGCCGTAGTAAGCAACTTCAATTTGGCCATTAAGAGCCACATTGGTTTGCAGACGGAAACGGCTGGATTCATACCAGGTGTAAGCATCTGGATTGATAACGACCATTGAATAATCTCCAAGGCCAGTTCCACCAGTTCCATTAGCTGCGCGATCTACAT